TCCTGTTCTCGCTACTAATAACGCTCAAAGGCTTACTATCAGTAGACTTTGGGCGTTTTGCGTAAAAAATTCGGGTCATTTTTGGGGCAATGAAATAGCATTTCCCTAAATAAAAAAATGGCAAATTTCAAAAACACAAAATCAAGTGAAAAAAGGGTATTCGTCGATTACATTCCTGCAGAACTGAAGCAGACGAATGGGTCCGATTGGCGCGTCGTGTATTACTGCAAAGTGCCAGGTAAGGAGGAGATGAAAAGGTTCAGGAAAAGGGTTCCCAAACTCAATTCTAAGAAAGATAGGGAGCGATTAGCGAAACAGATTTGTTTAAATATTAATAACGATTTAAAAGCGGGCTGGTCTCCATTTTACGATGTTAACACTAAAAATGAATACCGGTTATTCTTAGATACTTTGAATCAATTCAGTAAACAAAGTGAGCGTAAATTAAAAGACAAACTTATTCGCCCAGATTCCTTACGTGCTTACACTTCTTACTTAAATAACATCAAAGAATATATGCTAAAAAATAACATGGAAAACATGCTTTCCGTAGAGTTTACACGTGATTTTGTAGTAACTTTTTTAGATCATATTTACTTTGAGAGAAAACGTTCAGCAAGAACGCATAATAACTACTTAGGATTTTTGAATTTAATTGGCGTTTTTATGGAAGACAGGAAGTATATTCCGCAGAACCCTGTTTTCAAAATATCTAAACGAAAGGTAAATAAGAAGAAAAGAGAAGTACTTCCACACTGGCTGAGAGATGATATAATAAATTATTGCTCACTTAAATCAAAGGCTTACTTGACTTTATGTCTGACTACTTATTTCTGTTTTGTGAGACGAACAGAGCTAACAAAACTACTTGTAAAGCACGTAAATATTAAAGAAGGAACTATTTTCGTTCCGGGCGATGCTTCTAAAAATGGACGAGATGGGACGGTCACAATTACAAAAAAGTTAATGCCGTTACTCAGAAACCATATTGATGGATCAAACAATTCATTTTACTTATTTTCGGAGAACAATTATCTACCAGGAGAAAAGCAGTTGCAACCTAAAAAAATATCGGACGAATGGGCCGAGATGAGAAGGAAAATGAATTTGGATTCAAAATATCAATTTTACAGCCTAAAAGACACAGGGATCACCAACCTGCTACTGATGGGTGTCCCTGCTAAAAAAGTAAGAGATCAGGCGCGGCATTACGATATCCGTGTCACAGAATCATATATTTCTCGTAACGAAAAAGCAGATGAAGAATTGAGAACAATTGACTTTGAATTTTAAACTTTAGTCGATAGCGCTTCAATTTCAATTTCCTCTACATTTCTTCGACGGGATCGCTGGATTTTAAACACGAAAAGAAGGGTGTTAAACGCGTGCAACTTGCTTTTTCGCTTAATTTTCATAAGTGAGTTTGGATCGGATTTAATGGTCCAAACGAAACGCACCGCGTGAATCATAAAGTTCAACCATTTTTGCCAAAAGTTAAAATAAAGTTGGTAGCAGTCTAAACCTGGCATTTCTTGCGCAAAGTTCTGGTTGTTTGTCAAACCGTTATATTTCGTAATCATCAACTTCGATTCATCATCGCTGAGCTGAACAGCTGTTTTAATTCCGTCTTTCGATTGAATAGGCAAAGGAATCCCATTTATACTGATTTCTTCAGTGTTTTCGTGTTTTTCAAAAACATCAATTTTAAATTCATTTTTATCCGCAAAAACTTTCGTGAATGGAAATTCCTCGAACTCGTCTTCGTATTGCAAAACAAAAGACTTATCAGGGTCAAATCTTCGTGTAGGACGTTTTATGTCCCATTCCGAAATGTCTACAACCTCCGAATTCACTACTTCATTTTGGATTAAGTTCATCCAAATTTGATTTCCATTCCTTAAATCAAAATCGTAATTTTTTAATCTTTTATGAAATTTAATGAAATCACCCACTGTCATCTGAGGCAATTTATCCGCTAAATGTACATTGGAGAAATTAGCAAAGAAGGGAAGCATTTCTCCATCTTCATCTTTTAGAAAAAGCGTTTTCAAAACCATCATAACGGCATTTGATTCAGAATTAGTTATCCCTTCTGAAACGACATCTATTGTCAAAGAATTCGTTTCTAAACTTGTTTGAAACCAAACATTGAAATTAAGAGGCATCCCTGAAGTGTAAGTAAAGATGAGGTTACCATTCAATTTAATTTTGAAATTCTTTGTTTCATTATTAATCGTTCCGGTTAAATGAAATGAACCACGAAAATTAACTTCTAAATCAGAGTGCCAAAACCCCACATACACTGGAAATCCGCTGTCATATATTTTATCTCCAATACCAATATTCCATTCAATAGGTTTTGGGATACCCTCAAATTCTACAATTTTCTTGCCTGGCACAATAACTGCATCTATTAAATCAGGGTCCGATAAAATATCACCATGCAAAGTGTGTCCAGAATCCTCAACCGCCATTTTAAGGACGTAAAGGTGATAAGGCATAGGATACACTATATTCCTATTTTTCGTGGAAGACCCATCGATAATGTTTGTTATAAATTGTCCGGTTTTGCGCAGATTAATAACACCTTCAAAATCCTCGAACATCGCAGTGTCTTTGTAAAATTCAGAATGAATCGCTGGAAAGTTATAATTAACAGCGGGCCAGGTTTGATTTATAATTGAATTGGCGTGTTGAGTCATATCTCCACCATTCTCTAAAATAATTTCTAAATTCAATTCAGATAACATCTTAGTCCAATTTGGCAATGCTTCGATTCCATATCTGATCGTAATTCTCAATTTTTCAGCAGCTTCTTCAATTTCTAAAGTCGCAAATTCCAAACGCCCGTCTTTCTCTAATTTCCCTTTGAATAGAGAATCTGAGGTGGTTAAGTTCACGTGTCTAAATCGCTCTAAGTATGCGTTTTCCTCATAGCTTATTTCAAAAGGAAAAGAGGATATCATAAAAAACTCATCCTTAAACCATGTGTTTTCCTCCTGCCAGCTCAATTCTAAGTGACTGACATCTAACACGAAATCATCGTGAATAAATTGGGTCTTCATATTTTTTGTTAATTAAAAATTCAACATCGAATTGATATCTTTCCTCATCACTGTCGTAATTCGTCATTTTGCTCTGAATAGGCACTAAGGAAATCATCCCTTCTTGTTCGTCAGAATATGCAATGTCAGGCGTAACAAGTTTAGGGCTTGAATGTAAAATTGCCTGGTTAGAACTGATTAACTCATTGATTAAATAGACCTCATTTTTCTGAATCCAACCTGTATTTATGATCACTTTTTGCGGATTAGTCGATCTTACTTTTTCAGAATGCAAAACATAATTTTTTGAATATTCAAAAATATCATGCTCGTATTCGACATCAAATTTAATAGCCCCGGTAAACTCTATGATTTCCATTGTTTTCCAAATTGTTTCATAAACGACAAGAAACGAATTTTTAGGATTCGGACGAATTAAGAATTTACGATGAGGATAAATGTTTTCGTACTGAAAACTCAATTCATCGCCCGCTTCTAAATTCAAGTTGCTTAAAGCTAAATTAGCAGTAGCATAATACGCATTCATCAACCCAAAAGTTTGCGAAACAGGTGTTATGTTTCTCAAGAATTCGCCATTTTTATATACAATTATATTTTTAATCGGCGTATTCGAGGGTTTGAAAATTGATAAAGAAATTATGGATTGATTGCTCACAAATCGCATAACAGAAGGTCTAAAATTAAGCCAAAACGCCTTATTTCCCAATGCAGAAACAGGAATTCTACCACATAGAAAGATTTGTTTCTCAATTAAACTTTGGTTCAAGATGGAGTAATCATCATTCTTTATCTCAATGGCCACCATGTCAACTTGCATAGGAGGATAAACTCCCTTGAGATAATTCGTGAAAACCTGCGAATTGGGTGCTTTTTCAAAGTAACCTTCCAACTCTAAACCTAAATTTAATTTTGCTCGATAGTTAACAAAAGGCAAATCCAAATCTAACTCTATCTCCTGATGTAACTCCCCCGTTGTTTTGAAGGACTTTACAATTGCAATGAGTTTTAAGAAAGACTTTTCAGTCGTCGTTTGATAAAAAAGCAGCTCATCATTATCCCGCGTAAAATGCACTGATTTTGAATACGATTCATCATAGCCTGCGTTAATTTTATAATTTACTCGAACCTTTTTTTGATGAATTTCTGAGGGTAAATCAATTAAAATATCATCCGAATAATAGGATAGAGGAGTAAGGCTGTGCATTACAGGCTTCACGATTACAATGTGTCCTCCGCCAATTAGAGTGTGATCTACAAGCTGTAAAAATTCAGGCAGTTGGACCACAACATTTGAATCAGCCGTGGCGATGAATATCTTTTGCGGTTCAGAATTAACTACGTTTCGAATACTTTCAAAAATCAACTTTTTAGGAATAATGACATCCTCGTCCGATTCCGTGAGAATTAAGTAAATAGTAAGTACTTTTTCTTCCGTACTATCGAAATTAAAAGCTTTCAACTTTAATTCATACAAGCCTTCATCCCAGCTGTTTATTTGATTTGTTAGTCGAATGTAAACGCTCTCGGTTCCGCTGCTTTGAATTTCAGGAACATTTTCGCCGTCCATAACAAAAATCATCGACGGGTCATTGTGCAAGTACCATGTACCGTCATAACTTACCGAAATTTGTAAGTTCATCATGGGAACAACTCCTTTTTGATGGCGAACGAGATAAAATTCTGGGTTAATCGTTAAACTCATTATCTTTTGTTTTTGTTTCTGTGATTTTTATAGTCTTCAATATCATCATGGAGCATTTTTGCAACACCTAAATTCCTTGACAGTCGTGCTTCGATTGGGTTTTCTTGCAAATTCTCTAAATTTTCATTCAAACGGATTAAGGTTGAGATTAACTCAGCAGGAATGGCAGTACTTGAATCATCCGGGCTTGAAATTCCTGTAGCAGGACGGGCTACGCCTCCATCCGCATAACCAGCTTGAGGATTGGGATTATCGGGGCGCATTCCTCTTCTACGTGCTTCGATAAATTCCTCCATTCTGGCGATTACAGGATCACGTCTTAAGTATTCAGGAATAACATATTCACGCGCGTGTAGAGGTCCGTCGGCTAATTCGCGACCGTATTCATCATAGTTACCCGAACCGCCCGATTCACCGCCATCGAAATACCCTTTGGGTTTGGATGGTTTATTGGCAGCTATCATTCCCAGTTGTATTGCCCCCATGCTCCCAACGATTCCTGCCATAATTAAGTTTTTAGGCCAAGGCAATTTTAAAGATGCAGTGATTCCAACAGCTGTATTTACCGCGCCCTCCAAAAGACTGGCTTTCCATTCAGACATCGCAGATTCGTACTCCATTTCGGCGCGCTTTTTCTCAAGTTCAGCGTCCATTTTAGCAACTTTAGCGTTGTAGGTTGCTTCTGAAATATAGCCTTCGTCTAACTGCTTTTTTAATTCATCTTTTTTGCGATTCGTAGAAGCTGTGAAGGCATCCAAATCACGTTGCATATTGCGTTGCTGAATCGCGTGATATTGACTCCAGGCATTCGATAAAGCTTGAACCCCCATTTGAACCAATGCCAATTTCCCAGACATTTTATCCAAATTACTGAATGCTTCCTCCCATTGATCACCCGAGAACCCTAATATATCAATGAATCCCATCAGCTTTTTCTCTTCGTCGGCTGCTTCTTTTTCCTCCGGGGTCATTACTTTCGCTAATGCATTCTTTGCGATTTCAAGTTTCTCAATAAGATTTTCTAAGTCTTCATCGGACATTAAAGCTTGCCCGAAATTCACTCGGTTTGCAAGCTCTTCATTGACTAATCGTTCAAATTCACTAATTTGAGAAGTAAACATTTCTATTTGCTTCTCAGCCGTGATTTTTGATTGCTCAAGCGTGATGGCTTTTTTAGCGTCTTCTAAATTCTTTAATTTATCTAATTGCTTATCATCAAATCCGTATTCATTTCTTAAAACCTCTTTGGCCGATTCTAAATCCGTGATGGATTGAAGTTGATTGAGATGAAATGTTTCAAGGTTTCGAAGCTCACGCTCATAGGTTTTCTGCTTGTCTTCAACCGATTTTTTATCAAACTCATGCTTCAACGTTTGATATTTAAGCATGAAGGTTTTATCGATTAAAAGAAGTTCCTCTTCTTTAATTTTAACAATCGATTTTATTTCATCTGCTTGCTTTTTAAATCCATCTTGGCCTGCTTTATTTCCTTTTGCACGCTCTTCTTCAGCCCTGCGTTCGTATTCTTTTTGCAGGTTGAGTAAATCCTCTTTTTCATCGGATAATTTATTTAAACGTTTTTCGTGCTCTACTCCTAATTTTGCCCATTCTTTGTCAAAACCATCCTCCATGAGTGCTATTTCTTCCTCACGATTTCTCAGCTTCTCATCCCTGATTTTTCGATTTTTGGCAATTTCTATTTTTAAAAGCTCTTCAGCAATTTTCCGTCGACGTTCCGGTTCAGGATCTTCTTTCTTCTTGTCTGGGCTGCTTGGAGAATTGTTAGGACTGGAATCGTCAGTCGTTGAAAAGTCAAATCCTAAAGCTTTCATTTCAGCATTTAAATATTTCAATTGAACTTTTGCCGTATTTACAAATCCTTCAAACGCTTTTCCTTTCCCTGAATAACCATCAATAATTGCTTGTTGTAAGTCTATTTCACTTTGAATTCTTTGGCGATTTGAATCTAAGTAGTCAGATGAATTAGTAGCCCTTTTATCTAAATTCAGCTGAGTTTCACTCAAATTAGAGAGCGCTTTTTCTAAAGTATAAATTTCACTTATGAGTTTGGAAGCTTCTTGAGTGTTTTCTTCAAAATAAGAAAGATTCCCTGTTTTCGAAACAACTGAAGTGGTTCTAGTAGCTTTGCCTTCATCTTTTAATTTTTGAAGTTCAGCTTTTGCGTCTGCAATATCACGTTCAATTTGGTAGATTTCTGAACGGCCTTTTTCTGCATCTGTTTGCGTATCATCATGAATCTGTTTCGTTGCTTTTGCTCGAGCTACATTTTGCAATTGAAGGACATAAGCCTTGTAAACTCGGGTTAATTCTTCAATATTGAATTTTTCATCCAAAAGTAATCCATTGAATTCAGGTGCAATTCTTATCAGCTCATTGTATGCCTTTTTTTGATTCTCCAGACTTGCATTCTGATCCTTAATCACATTGATCAAACGGTCAATTTTCGCAATAGACTTTCCTGTTTCTTCAGTAGCCGTTTTATGAGCCTCTCTAATGGATTGACTGAATTCTTTCTGTGATTCAGCGGCTTCTTTAGCTTTGGAGTTAAAAAGAGTGAAGTAAGATATAACAGCTGCACCAGCTGATATTATCATCCCCCAAGGCAAAGCTTTGATTGCATGACCTAACCAAATCGCTTCATATCTTGCTGCTCTCATTTGACCAGTCAATACTTTTGTAATTACTCCATAAGTCATCATTGCTATTTGGCTTAATTTCATTACAGCTGTTTTTCCTTTCAAAACGCCTTGATAGAGCAATGTTTGTTTTATGTTTTCTCTTGTAGCATTGACTAAAACCCAAGAAATGGTTTTATAAGAAATCATCACTACAATCATAGAACCTATAACTTTGGTAGCAAAATTTAGAGTCCGTTGCCAGCCGTTCAATTCTTCGTCTGTTCGGTCAATGGAACCGATGAGCGCGCCAAACCACTCCACCAAACCTTCTATAAAGTCCTGTACCGTATCCGAATCAATCCACTCGATAAATGTTTTATTAATTTTCTCGATGGTAGCAGCTAAGTTTTCATTTTTCACATTGTATTCGTCGGTTAGCGATGTGCCTTCTTCCATGGCTTGATTGGAAAGCGCAATGCTTTCACGGAAACGGTCATTGTTGTTGGCAGCTGCACCAATGATCTTGTTTACTCCATCTGCAGAAATTCCCAAATCTTTGAGCGTTTTTGCCATCTGCACACCGCTTCGATCCATACCTTTGAAAGATTCGGTGAATTTCAAAAAGAATTCAACTGGATCATCATTGATCATCGCTTCGATTTCGGCTTTCGTTAGATTCATTTGCTTGGCAAAAGCGGCTGTATTGTTGGCAGCCGTTTGCACCAAAATACCATAAGAGCGCCCTGCAACTTCAGCATCCACCCCGGACTCTTCGAAGGATGCGCCCAAAGCCATGGAGGCGGCAATACTGGGTTTAAAAGCGTTAGGCAAAGCACCCACACGGGTGGCAAAGGCTGCGATGTTTTGTTCTGAAGCTACACCGTTTGCACCCAATTCGTTGAGCGCTGAACCTATTTTGTTGTAAGCATCAGAAACACCCATTTCGGCGGTTTCTTTGTATAGAAAACGAAGTTTCCCCAACACAGAAGCTACTTCAGAAGCCGAACCAAATGTGTCTCCCAAAGCTACGTTGGCTTTGTTCATTGCTTCTGTGAATTCTCCGATTTCTTCTTTGGCAATTCCGATTCGACCGCCTTCTTCAGCGATGGAAAGCAAGTCAGTCCGTGAGGTTCGGGTTTCTAATTTATCCAGTTCTTGCGTCAGACCTCGAACTTCTTCTTTGGTCATCCCGGTGGTTTTTCTCACATCAGCTTGTTTGTCTGCTAATTCAGCGGAAAGGTCGATGAGTTTTCGGACTCCTGAAGCCATACGATCAAGCCCAAAGCCAACTCCAAAAATTGCTACAATGCCTTTTGATTTTTCTGATAGTTTATCAAAAAAAGTAGGTAGCCCTGAAATTTCACGCTTCATTTCCTCGAAATACTTCGTGACTTTTCTCAACTCAGCTGATTTTCTCACATACTCTTCAGATCCTTTTGTAGTCGCATTGATTTCTCTACGAAGATTGTTCATTGTTTTACGAACATTATTGACCGAGTGTTCAACTTCTTTGCCATTAACAAATAATCTAATAGAACGATTGACTCCTTTGCCTGCCATTTGGAATGAATTTTAAGGCAAGTTAAAAACAGGAAGGAGGAAAAGGAAGGACATAAAAAAAGCTACTCAATTGAGTAGCTTATATAAAAAAAATAGATGTTTATCGTGAAAAATTAAAACCATTTTTGACCACGTTTTTTAAAAAATAAACCCAAAATAAAGAATCCAACTAGACCCCAAATTATAATTCCCATAATCTTAGTTTTTAGTGTTATACAATTTTACTTATTTTCATTTATATCTAATGCCTTAGTAGCCTCTACCAATACTTCTCTTCCTCTTAAGTCAGCAATTTCATCCGCTAAACCATTAATTATACTCGCAGGTATTTCAAGGGTTTTAATTTTTGGATTTAATTTAAAAGGGTGCTCTTTTCGTTGAAAAACCCTTTCTTTCTTAGATTTAAAAGTATGTGCTTTTCTTACCGTGTCAGCACCAAAGTGATTGACAAATGCACTTTTCTGAGTGACGACACTTATTGATTGCAATTGATACGATCGAAGTCTAACACGATAACCAGGGCGTGAAGTTTTTCCAGTCTTTTTATTTAAAACTGACAATTGTGATCTCACACTATTGCGTAATAGTTTTGCGTACTTCTGTCCAATAGCTCTTTCAGCAGCTATGTTGTCTTTTACTGATATATTCATCACACTTTATTTTGGTGGCTACAAATTTTACAAACAAAATAGTCATAGTGACTGTCATTTCCTTTTCGGATATAGTCGTGTTCACAGATTTCTTGTCCTGCGTGGATTGCGTTTCTAATTTTTTGAAGCTTCTCTTTAGCCTCAGCTTCTCTATGGTGCAGTTCTACGAAGTAGTCAATCATATTCATACTCACAAATTTAAGCTATTTTTTTCATGTACCAGAAATAAACCAGGTCGTCAAATACTTTTGTTTCTTTCTCACCATTTTCTTTTTCAATGGTCAGCGTTTTTTGTTCGTAACCCGGAAAGAAGTTCAGTTCCTCTAAAATTTCAACCACATCAAACTCGTCAAAAGCATTGGCAGGAATGATGGTGCAAAGATTGGCGTAAACTTCTGTAGTTGTCATCTTCACATCGTAGTTGGTTACATCTGATGGGGCGTATACCTTACTTATTAGGTCCTTGATTCGGTCTTTGTAGTTTTTCATAATTCTTGATTTACTTGGTTCACAATTTTTTCGAGCCATAGCTCTATGGATTCGCGTAAGTCGTTTGATTTATTCATGATATTGTTTTTTGGCTTTTAAAGCAACCGACGAATCGGTCAAAGTATATCCCATTTCGACCTCGATCTTGAATTATTTGGGCTCCATTTAGAGCCCGATTAGCTACTTCAATGAAAGATTTAGTTTCATCTGTTTTCAGAAAATCTTTGGTTCTACGTCCAAAAACTTTTGCCATTTCTGTTGCATTGACCATGACATGGTCCTGATCTGGATTGACCAAAAAATGAATTTCGGTGTCTTCGTAAATAAATTGGATTGATTTCATAGTATTATGTTTTATAAATTATAATTATAGCGCAAATATTATACTTAAAAATTATATTAGCAAATATTTTACTACTTTTTTGTATAATTATTTTTAGTTAATATGTTTTTAAGATTATATTTGCGTCAGAACATTAATAAATGCTACGAATAAAAGAGATATTAAAAGAGAAGGGAGTTACTCAAATAGAGTTAGCTGAGAAAATTGGAATTACCCAAGTTGGACTAAATAGAATGATAAATGGCAATCCAACTGCTGAAACATTATTAAAAATAGCTCAAGCCTTGGATATTGATATTCGTGAGCTTTTTGTTCCAACGAAAGAAGATGATAAAAAGACTATTTTTATAGAAACTGAAAATGGGATGAAGCCAATCGGAGAAATAAAAAAAGGGAGCGTGTGAGCTCCCTTTTTATCGGTTATTTTGAATTAATTATTTTTTATTTTTTCTTAGTTACAAATATTTCTTTTAAGCTGTCTTTATAATCATTTGGCATTTGTGAATATTCTTTCTTTAAAAGCCAATGATACACGTTTTGATTTCCCACAGTTATAACGTAAGCCTGTTGAAATTCCCAACCCATTGCGCCCATAAAGTTCATAGCATCTACCATTGAATTAAATACTCGCACCTTCCCATCTTCTGTTCTTAAACGTGCATCTTGCCAAATACTTTCGATCTGGCCATAGTCAATGGTAATAGCTACCTTTTTACTTAGGAATCTTTCCATTCCCAGTATTTCAGCATAGACATATTTAGGCTCTGTAAACTCTTGTGCTGACGAAGCCATTCCTGTACAGATCATTAGTAGTAAAAATAATTTTTTCATAGTTTTTAATTTTTAGTTTGCTCAAATATAGTTAAGAAAATAGAATGAGCAAATTAGAGATAAAAAAAGCCCCCTTGATTGGGAGCTTATGATAAGGCATGGAATGAGAAGATTTATTCTTTAGATTGTCTTCTTTTTCCAATAACAAAGACAGACACTAAACTCACGACTGTTCCTCCAGCAATTATACCTCCTACTGTTGTTTCTCCAGAATAAGCTAGAAATGTTCCACAACCGATTCCAAATAAACCTATAATCAAACCAAATAATTGCCCTAAAAAGCTTTGTTTTGATTGACTTGAAACTAGTTTAGTTTCTATTCTAATTCTATGATCTTGCTGCTTCTCAGCCATTTTCATAATTCTATCGGCACCATCAGGAATCACTGAGTTATATTGAATAAGGCTTTCTGCGTCAGGTAAAGGCCCTGAGTGAGATTTCTCTTGTATTAAAGCGTATGACACGCTTTTTAGAATTTCATTTTTTTTCTTAGTATTAATCCCATCAAATATTTTAGGATTTGCCGCTTTTAACTCATGCTCAAGAGTAATTAATTCAGCTTTTTTAGTTTCAGAAGAGTTGTCCATTTAAAAAATCAAGGAATTAAACACAAATCATCCTCAAGCTCTTTTTCGAGGTTCATTTTAGCAATTTTGATGTCTTCTCCAATATTTTCCCAATCGGATTCAATTGCTTTTCTATCAGCATCATTTGCCGAATTTGAATAGTTGTATTCAAAGTAATTTCCAGCTAAATTCAGTACTGATCCTAATCCAATGCAAAAGCCATTATTAGGTAAAAGAAAAGTCGTTTTTTTAATGATTTTCTTTTTCATCATATGTGTTTTTAGTTGTTATTAAGTGATGTTTGATGAACAAATATAAACTTTTGTCCGAACATTTATATCATTTTATACACAACTTTAACAGATTGTTAAAACACTTCCGTATGATATTATAACTAAAACTCACGAGTTGCAAAAATCCCGATCCTTCCAAAACGATGGAGTAGGAGTCAGGGCGTTATTAAACTTCAGATCAAAAAAGAATTCATGGCCTACCAATCCAATCGGCGTTTTGTAGGTAATTTCATGAAACTTGCAGGAATCTTTTTCGAAGGAATTATACAACCAATCCACAGCACCTTCCAGCGTACTGTCATAATTTATACGCGCTAAAACTTCCAAACCAATCGACTCAGCATCGTTGATTCGTTGATATTGTAGCGCATAGTTGTTTTGATCTGTGATGGGATAAACAATCGAAAATGAAATCGTACGCGGTCCAAATGTCCGTTGTTTTTGACCTTCCAAGTTTCCTTCATATCCAAAGAAAATAAGCAAAGGCTTACTGGCATCCGTGATCGTTTGCAATTTGGTCATCAACTCACTTTCTGAGGTTCCGACAAATTCCGCTATCTCATCCGTGTCTTCAACAAGGGCTTCGAGGTAATCTTTGACTCTTTTAAAGTACGCTTTTTGATTCATTACTTTCTTTTTAGTTTAGCTAATTCCAATTGACGCTTTCTCTCTAATCGCACCGTTTCCTGGGCGATATCAAAAAACATATTCACGTTTGTTTTTCTTACTTTCTCGTAATCTCCGAGCGGTTTATCTTCGCCCATCGCCATCATTCGCATCATGGGTACGAACGAACTGAATTTCGGTTTCGCGTCTTCTTTTTTCTTCGAAGATTTTGGCGGTGGAAACAATTCCTTGTACCGGGAGAATATCAATTCTGTGCTGGATTTATACGCAAATCCAATGGCAATTTTCTGTTCAACTTTGATTTTTGGTAAGATGCCAGACCGCTCATTCATCGTGTGTTCGCTGAACGCTTCTCGCACGTCACCGATTGTTTTCTTGCTATACGGACGATACAGCGCCACAATCAACCGATCGAGATCAATGTCTGATTTGTTGACAATCCAGTTGAAGTAAAACTGATACGTGATTGCGAGTTCTTCCATAGTCAAATTTGCAAGCCTATCTGCAGGCCCGTAGAATTTCTGATCCTTGATCTTTACGTAACGAGGGAATTTAGTCAAATTCAAATCCTTGAAAATGAAGTCAGCATATTGCATATATTGACGAATAGGCACTTGCTGGGTGAAATAGAGAAAACGTCTATTTTCTTTGAATCCTTTCCAAGTCCACCAAGGTTGAGAAACAAAAAGATAATAAATAACAGCAAAAAAAATGCCTGTATCACCGTTCTTGGAACGATAAACCAAACTTGCAATGTTATTTCGCTGCCAAGGATTCAGCTCATTCCAAGTGGTTGGAATGTTGAAGTTGATCGTTTTATCTTTTTTCCTGAAAATCATCTCAAAACCTTTTTAAGTATAAACATGGGGGTAATGCCAAAAAGCCAAAGGACCAAAACGATGAAGAATAATACCTTCCAGATTTCCTTCATTATCTTAGTCCACAAGCTTGTATCATCTTTGACTGTTTCTTTTTTCGAATCAGTTGTTGATAATGAAGATTTGTAAGCGTTATTTTCAATTGTCAAAACTCGATTAATCGAATCTAATCGATTGATTTGTTCAGCACAGTACAATTCAACATTGTAACCGCCTTTTTCTTCATCATACTCCCATTTTGCGTGGTTATCGCCTGATTTATTTTCTCCCGAAATACCTTTTTGGTCTTTATCTGGGCAAGGCAAGAAAACATTTGATTTTACTTCTTTTGTCACTTCAATTTTCTTTTCGTGAAACACTGTATCGATTATTGTTTTCTCTATTTTAATAGTGTCAATTTTCGTTTCAATCTTCGTAATGTACTCGGTCGTTTTGCAACTGTGGATTAAAAAGAAAATGACTGAAATAGAGAGGATTAAAGTTGATTTCCGAATTAGAGTTAAATAAGGTTTCATAATGTGGCTATTAAATTAGTGATTAAAACGAATAGTAAAGAGAGGAACAATGAGATTCCAACCAAAACGATAATGTCGACAATGACTTGACTTGCATCGTCCAGCGAATGATACTGAAAGGTTAATTTTTCGATTAAATTTTTCATCGGGAATATTTCTTATAAGCCTCAGCCATCTTTACATCATATTTGTTTTTCGCATAAGCAGGACCATTGTACCTACGAGCGAAATCTGCCCACTTCTTTTGTCTCAACAGCCCATCCAGCTTGTTCACTTTTATAAACCGAACGAAGGCATCCAACTGCTTTGCTTCGCTTTCATACATCGCATTGATAAATTCTTGCAGTGATTTATAGCCCAGTTCTTTCCAATGGTAGCCCATAATTTGGAACATTCCCCAACTTGCAGATTCCAATGCTGCCGTTCGATTCAGTTCAGCTGCAACCGCCAAACGATCATGCTGATTCTCTCCTGGCCGTCCATAACCACCTGCAACTTTATTTGAAATTGAAGGGTGATTTGCTGAATGAATACCGTTGGTTCTTTTATGAAAAACATGGCGTTCAAACAAAATCTTTGGTCGGCCATCTGGAAGAAAACCGCCAGCCAATGATTCCACTGAAGCAACTGCACGAATAGCGGCCACCTCACAATTTAATTCTTTAGCAGCTCGTTGAAAATCGGTGATGTTTAGTTTTGCTTTCATTTCTTGAAAATTAATTTGCTTATTTTCAAAACCTCAGCGTCGTTTTGATACCTCTGCAATTCCACGATAACCTCTTCCTCTGAAAGCAAATTGTATTTCTTTTTAATGTAAGCTTTGATTTCTTCTCGAAAAAGTATCATTGCTAAAACGGCTAAGATGAACCCGAATAGCAATGTGAGTATCGGATTTGCTTCTAAAATTTTATAAATCGCTTCCATTTTCTTTTGTTTTTCGTTTATCTAATTCTTTTAAAAAATCCTTGTTTTCTTTCAGTAGTTTGTAAAGTTCTTTTGCGTTTCCGTCGAAATCATTTCTGAATTTTTCATCCGATTTTTCACGTACGCTCTTATATTCTGTATAAGTCAAAACGATTGCTCCGAAAATTGATAATAATGGCATAGACTGATAATCAAAATAAACCCAAAACGGATTCAGAACGTCTATGAAGAAGAAAAAGAACATAAAAGATAAGTATTGAACTGTTTTTTTGCTCGTTTGTCGAAGTCCGTAACTGTGAACGTAAAGCCCTGTTTGCTTACTTTTTTTGATTCCAAAGTACAAATCAATTCCTATTGCTAAAATCACAATTAGCCATGCTAAAAAAACGACGTAAATCTGCGTTAGTAACTTATCAAAATCGCCTAAAACTATCTCTAAAAGCATATCACCAAAATATTAAATTAGCATTAAACGGGATCGTAATTGTTCTTCCTTTATTTCCTCCTCTAAGGAAAATTCCTAATGTACTTACACCTAATTCTAACGCTTTCAGCGCATTTCCGGAATCCCAACTGTACTCGCTCTTCAAAGAGCGGTACACACTTCCGGCAAACCATGTAATATCCCAATTACCGTATGATTTTAAATGTACCGATTCATTGAAATCCCAACCATCAATATTTGATACTATATTTATGCTATAATTAGACCCTGATGTTAGTGTAACTGCTGAATTGAATGGGTATATCCGTTTCCAACCTAATTCAGTCGTATTTTGGGTTGTACCATTCAAGGGTACTATTTTTAAAGTTGTACTATTTGCCATATCTAAATCTTGCATATCTAAGAGAAACCTTTTATTATCATGCACTGCATATAGACCAGCAGCATTACCACTTCCAGCTCCAAGTTTTTGTAAAGTTAATTTTAACTCATTTGAATTTGCAGTTTCAAAAAAACTAGCTGTGTACAACGTTACAGCATCCCTAAAGGTCTTTGTACCGTAAATCGTTTGACTATTAGTTAAATCGACATACCCATCCACTTGTAGTTCGACGGGTGTTCTATTTAGATTATTTGCAATAGCGTAAACTTTCATCCCATTAGGTGTCCTAATAAAATAAATACCGTTTACATCTCTACCTGCTATTGAGGGTAGTGCTGTTAAAGCATAAGGTGTGAATTTCTGTGCCATATTACCATTCTTTTCCGTTAGTTCCTCCCCACGCTACTGCGCTAGCAATAGTGTCATCTACGTATTTCTTTCTTACTGATTGGTTGTCGGTGGTTGGGTTTGAGTTTGGTAAAACAGGGATTGTTGTAAATGTTTTAGTTCCCGCTATTGATTGGTTACCAGTTGTTTTTACTACTACTGCATCATCAGCTGCACCAATGTTTGTTCTTGCAGTAGTTTTGTTGGCTGTACTTAATGTTTGTGAAGCATCATAACGTACATACTTCCCATTACTTGCAGTATCTTGAGAGGTGTTATTATCTGTAATCTTTTTCTGTAACTTCTTAGGTGTAATGATAGTTAAATCATCTGTGCCTGAATCAGTCTGCGCTTGTGTGGCTATTCTTGCAAAACCCGGTACAGTTTCAGTAGCTTGGTCTATATTAGACTGCATGATAAAGAAGTTAGCACCTACTGCGGCTTGTGTACCACCGGAGTTTGTTACTGTACATATAATTAAATCGCCTACTTCAACCGTCTCCCCAGAAGACCCACCCACTTTACCTGCGTTCGTTACTTTGTAAGTATCTCCTTTTTCGGAAGCAGGGTAATTCGGATTGGTAGAACAGTCTAAGGGTTCAGGCGTTTTAAGTCCTGCATCAATAGCGTTGCTAATATTAGTAATCTGTGTTTGTAAGTTTGCATCAGCATCATCTACGTACTTCTTTGAAGTAGAGTGAGCATTTCCCGTTGGTACTAACGGTATACTTACATTAGTAGAGAAAGTTTTAGCACCTGTTATAGTTTCCGCTCCTGCGATATGGACAACTGCACTGTCTAATGCGAAGTTTGGAATACCTGTTATTTCGCTCCAATCTATATTAACCCCAATTTTACGGTAAGCAGCATCTAAATTAATCTCCGTAACCGATACCGCAGTTCCTGCACCCGTTGCTAATATTTTTAATTTTCCTGCTGTAAATTCCAAATCAACTTTAACTCCTCCTGTCAATCCATTTACAGAATCAACGGAATCAACTGTTCCTAATGTAACCCAATCTGAATTATCCCCTTTTCTGATGAAGATATTAAAAGATGCGCTAGAAGCTCCTTTTATAAAATATAGCCCATTGACATCAATACCACTAGTTGGTAGTGCTGAAAGAGCATAAGGTGTGAATTTTGCCATTTGTTTATGTTTTTATATTTATTACCATTCTTTTCCATCTCCTCCCCAAAATGTAGCGGTCAAATCTTGATTATTAATTGGATGAATTAAATCTGCTAAAACAACTTCTCCCGTTAGAGTAGTAGCGGTTTCCAATTGTAATTCGCAAACAAAACCAACTAGGCTAATCACCTTATAAATCCCTCCATTATGTATATGTACTTTACCACCTACTTTTATCCAGTCTAAACCCGGATCTACAATTACAGATACAACTTCTCCAAGCGAAGGTTGAAGAAACGAAGAAGAATTTGATTGTATTTGAGTTAACCCCATTTTTATACCGGTTGAAATTCAAAAATTAACTTGTCTTTTGGTGTAACAACACGATTAATTACTGCACCATTAGAAGATTCAACGAAGTCATTGTTATTTCCTTTCGTCAGTAAAAGACCATTGAACCACACTTTCAAGCTCCCTGACTTGAATGGAATTGCTGTTGTAAAATTTTTATTTGTGCCATCGCGTAATCCACTAATGTCTGAATCATACAAAGTAATATATCCTACCCCTGCTAACACTCCTGTATCTACTGTTCCAACCCACCAGTTTCCGTTTGATCCGATTGTAGGACTTGTTCCTTTGTCACCTTTGTCACCCTTATCACCTTTGTCACCCTTGTCGCCTTTGTCGCCTTTGTCACCTTTTGCTCCAGGAGGCCCCGATTGCCCTGGATCTCCTTTGCTGCCAAAAGGATTAATATACTTGTCACCTACAGCTGCATTTGTAAACAACCAAATAGAAACAACATCCCCCTCGGCTGTACCTGTACTAGAATGCACATAGTAATCTCCGACTTTTATTTCAGAAATTGGATTAAGGTTAGGGTTTTCAATTGTCCCATAAATTACAGTAGCGGTACCGGAACAATTACCATTAAGATTAACCCATTCATCGCCATCCACACCGGTATAAATCCATAATGACAATCGCTCGTAATCACTCGCATTAACCAAAATGAATAACTGTCCTAAACTGTAATCTCCATCCGGTGGATTTAAATTTGGATCAAAAAATCCTAGAATAGGAGAATTATAATTGTCGTTATAGTCTAATATTAAAGCCAAAATATCCTGCAACGCTTGATTGTTTCGCTCTTCAAGTGATCGTATTTTTTCGGACTTCACATTTTCAGGAATACCGGTTTTGATAAATTGAGGGATATCCGCTTGTATATCTTCTAAATCTTGCTGTATTAATTGTGGAGGTTTTGCCATTTTATTCTATTTTTTTAATCAAAATCACTGTGAAAATCGCTATCAAAGTCACCTTCTACTGGTGGTACATATACGGGAATTTCGTTTTGATATTCGTATATAGATGCGGCGGTCGAAAGCTTCAAGGTACAAATCGCATCATCCTCATATTTCTTCCCAGAAACAAAATTCAGCGATGAAATGTAAGCAGGTGAAATCAACGTTCCGACGATGAAGAATCGCTCATTGCGGTCTTTCACTATGAAAACCATAGGGATGTTTCGCATTCGGCTTGAGAAGCCAATTAGCTTTGCGCGTACGCCCAGCAATTGCAATTCGAAATCTGTCTTTGAATCCTTTCGACCGATTGAGCCATCCAAGCCCGAATCGAATTCAGGCGTGTCCAGCAAAGCTTTCATTTTCTTGAAACCATAATTCGGTTTGCAAATGATTCTTTGAGTCACTTTTCCAGCAACTTCAAAACCACCATAAATGCCTGGTATCTTTAAGAAATCAATGTATTTTATTGGACAATAATAAATTTCTGTTTCGACCAGCCCACCCGAAAACTCCTCCGTATTGCAGTATGAGATTTCCTCATAATTTACAGTTTCGAAAATTGAAGTTATAGGCGTATTGATTTTCATATTTCAAATTTGCTAAAAAGAGATTTGTAAAGAAAGGACACGATTTCTAAAGAAAGAGACCCGAATTTTTGCGTGTGATTTCGGAAACCGATTCGGGTGCTTGATAACAAGGAAGTGCTTTCAGAAACTCCAAAACACCATTCAAATAACCCATGGCAATGTCCATTCTGTCTTGGTGGAACTTTTCCAATCTCGATTGTTGCACTTGTTCGACTTTCTCCCATGGCAGCACCTCAAATCGAAGCAGGAAGCCGTTTGACTCAATGCTAAATGAACCTGAGATGGCGGCTTTGGCTACAGCAAAGTTGGCAATCGCGCCCCGAATCTTTTTTAGCTGCTCTTCATTAAAATCATGGTCATAACAATCGCCAAGCGTAGCGCGCAGAAATTGTTCTTGCGATTCTCGCATAAAAGGGATCAACGATAGGAAGGTTTGCGCAGAACCGTTGAGTGAATAAAACTCCTCGAACTGAGAAACCGAAGTGATGAACAAACCATCCAATTTCGCGATATGCTCTACACCAATCAGTTGTATGGCATCATCTAAAGCATTGAATGCGAATTTCAATAGATTACGATTCAGGTCCTTGATTTGATGCCATTGTGCTGTTTGGCCTTCAGAAACCACCGTTGTGAAAACGCCAAAATTGGTCACATTCAAAGTCATCGCAGGAATCCCATAACTCAATCCCATGTTAGCGCTATACGTAGCCAACAATTCACGCGTTTCGTCATCAGGACCAAGCGCTTCGATTTCGTCAAACTTTTCTTTTCCAATCAGTTTTTTCAGGTCACGTTCAGCGATCTTGGTGTATTTCAAAAAACTCTGATCCAAAAGATTGGACGCGACCGAAACGTATTTATTGAATTCTTGAATGTCTTTGATAAGTGCCATAGGTCAATTAATTATGAATTTCTTCTTGTCCATCTTTATTTTTGTCCAACGTGGTCAAATTCACGTTAGGAAAACCAAAGTCGAGATCATCGCCCCAGCCATTCCAATCGCGCACGAAATAGAAGGGCAAAGTTGAAATTGTGCGGTCAGCCGTTTTGTTTGCACACAAAATGGTGTAGGCTTCACGCTTGTCACTTCCTGAGCCACTCAAGTTTGAACTACCCGGAATACCAACGCCGACAATCGATGGATCAACGCCCAAAGCAAAGAGAATCTCAGTATTGGCAGCCGAGGCGTCTGGGAGATAAGCACCGTCTTTTAGTTTGTCATCAATCGGTACGATTTTGATCGTTTCTTCGGGTTTGCCGTCCATGCCCGGGACCATTGGGACGGTCAAGCTTCGGCCGCCTGCTTCAACACCCGACATGTGAGCGTCCAGCGCATCAATCAATTCTCTTTTTTTCTTGATTTTTTCTTTAGCACTGAAACTATCCCATACATAACCATTGTGTTTATCAGTACCGTTGCTGATCTGAAAGTATTTTTCAGAAACGTGAATGAGATATTTGAAATGCGTTTGATTTTTTGCAATCGCATTTTTCACAGCAGGAACAGACAAGACCACATCCGCCCAGCCATTTTTCAGCGGTGCCGTCCAAAAGGGCTTGTTATAATACACCTCACCAAGTCGAGGCGCAAAAAATGGAATGATGAACTTGTATATTTTCTTTTTCTTGCAATAGGCCTTGATATCATCGAAGTAATCATACATAGAAAAACAAGGAACCACTTGTGTGAAATTGTGATCAGGTGATGACCAATTGGCATTGATTGCTACATTCTGAATTCGACCTGATTTTTCATTCATTACTTCAAATCGACAAAAAGAAGCAGGTTGTCTTTTCATTCGATTCACGCGATTGAAATCACGACTGATCACAAATTCAACAAACCCCATACTAAAACACTCGAAGTCATGAATGAACTCTAAAGCGATTTGATTGGCGTAATTGATTTTGTCAAATTCCACAAAAGCAGGATACTTTTTATAGCCAACTTTTTGCTTGTTTCCCAGCTCATCTTCTTCATACAAGTTCAGCCCAGTACCATAATGCGCATAAACATTCGTCAAAATTCCACGGCCCGCAACGCCAATATCACCAATTTGTTTTAAAATGTTTTGCGGTTCAGTATTCGATTCACCCCACGGTGCAATTTTAAATTTACCAGCAGTTTCAGCATTTTCTGTTTTCAGCGTGATCTCAGTAGGTTGAGCCTCTCCAGTATCAGACAAACTTGAAAACTTGACCACACTATGCTTCCCGAGATACACGCCTGGGGCTACTTCTTTCATGCTCATTAGTACACTACTTTTTTTCCGTTAAACTTGATGATGAACAGATAATTGACTTTTTTAATTGAGCCATCTGCCAACTCAATATTTCTAGTTCGGTTAGCAAAATGGTATGGGTTTTTTCTTTCTTTCTCTTGAGAGAACAACTTTTCTATATCAGTTTTAGCTTTTTGAAAAACTTTAGCAACAGGCTTTCTAACCCCGTTATAGAATCTCATATTGCCACCCGTTTTATTTTGCCGTGAAAAAGTCCTCACTTCCAAATCAAAAGAAACGGGTCGACCGTTCTCATCGACCGCGTCCATGCTTTTTAAAACTTCATCGATAGAAATTTCTTTTTTCATATCTCAAAGTTGATTTTTTCACCATTAAATCGAAAGGACACGATTTTTTAACAACAATTTGACTGGCGTTTTCTCAAAAACAAAAACTTACATATTTGATATTGAATTTGTTGAGGTTCAAAAAACGGTTTTCATTCTCAAAGTGCGCAGGCAAGGCACGCCACGCCCTTACGAAAATCTACACTTTCCGTTTTTACAAAAAAGCGATATATGAAAGGCCTCAGCGCTTGTGGCATTGAAAACGGTTCAAATTCTATATTTTTGAAAGAATTGGCTATCTCAACGGCATTGAGAAGTCAGTCGATGACCCTTGAAGGACTGCAGCATACTTCCAGTATAAGTAGTAATCTGCAGTATCAGACAGGTGAGTAGCGTGCTGAGGCAGGATATTCGCATCTTGCTCAGATGATTTATCCTTATTGTATTCTGAGTTGGATTTTACTTCTGTTTCAGCATTTGAGATACTGATGATCAAGTTCGGGCAGTTGTGACGGTTGATGCGCCACTTTGGTAGTCGCTGATCTCTTTCTTTTAGAATTTCATTGATTAGCACATACTTCAACGCGTGTCGTGGATTATTTGTTCGTTGGGTAACGTTGATCACCCTCCAACCCAGCTGGCGCAACTTGGTTTCCATTCTATGAGCAATGGTTTTGTCATTTTCGTCACGCTCCTTGTGAGCCTGAGCATCGTGTCTTAGATAGACAGTGTTGTTCGTTGCTTTGTGGGATTCATAGTAAGCATCAAAATTGACGAGTAGGTCATCATAATCATGCGGTTTAGTCACAAAGAACTCCTTCAAAGTCCTTTCTTCATGAAGTGTATGAATGTATTGCCATACGGTCAAAGAGTTAATGTTGGAGCCAGGATCGACTGAAATAGTAATGGGAACTCCTCTGATTAAATCTTCATCCTGGTTACAGTTGTTATGAAGACTCGAGTCGTACTCCTTGATCTTAGAGAAGTAGTCGATGTTGTAACGCTTCTCATACGTGTGATGGTCCTCGTTAAAAAATGAATAGAAAGCATTGAGCACCGCTGGTGGGTCGATGTTTCCATATTCCGCATCGTAGTGCATTTGCGATGGAGATGTTTCGAGCGCTTCCTTGAGATAGGTATCTTTCAGGTTATGCAAATTCCAATGTGTAGACGCCTTAATATATGCGTGTGATGCTTTATTCTCAGGCTTCATCGAGATTGCTTCTCGCTCTGAAAACCATCTCCCTTTCTTAGTCAAAGGAACCGTCGATGAAAGTATCTCAGCGTTGAGCAATGAGGAGTTAGAATAGATTTCTTTTTTCGCACGATTGGCAGCTGCAACATTGACCTGATAACGAACGGAATCAAACAAGGCCGCTTCATCACCCACAACCCAATCAGCATTGAAACCACGCCCGGAATCTGCCAAATCCATTGAAACCATCTGCACAACCGTTCCATTATGAAAATGCAAAACATCGTGCCAGTTGTCGGGTGAATCGACTGGCTTTTCAAATCCTTTTCCTTGCCTACCAACCACATAGTGAACATCTTGAAGAATTCCGAAAAAGCTCAATCCTGTTTTAATAGACTTCAGCAATACGCTTTTCAGTTGTTTATAGGAAGGGCCAACCAACAACCCAGTACTACCAGGCATTTGGCTGACGGCTTCTTTGATGAAGTATCCATGAATCGTTGATTTTCCAGTTCCTCGACCCATTTTCAGGAAAATCTTATTTTTCTTTTCAATCTCAACTGCACACACCGCTGCAGCTTGAGGAGGATTCAATTCAATATCCTTGATTGTTTTACGCCTTAGATTCATTTGTTGAGGTTTTCAAATTCAGCATCCGTAGCGTTGAAGTCCATCACAGCCGATTTGGAGAATTTCTCTTTGAAAATCTTCATTACGCTTGCAGGTATTTTCAAATGATATTCATGCTCAGGAAGTGGAGCTTTCTCTTCTTCAGGAAAGGTATTGACATACTTCTCATACACTTTTGCAGCTGCTTCCCAGTTTCTTTCCTTAAGAAGCTGCTGATACAAGAAGTAATAATTTTCACGATCAAATAAACGCTCAGCCGCACGGTTCACTTCTTCAATTTCTCCATAAAGCTCTGTCATCATTTTATACTCTCGATATGCAGTAGCTTGACTAATTTTTGGATTATCATCCAACAATCGATTAATAGCTTGCTGACGTGAATACTTATTTTTCAAACGCAACGAAAACAAGGCTCTAATTCGTTCGAACTTCTCTCTTTCAAAATCAGAAAGAGAGAAGTCAGGATCGAGAAAGTGCGCTCTAATCGCATCAAAATGCGTGTCATCCTTGAATTTAATGAGTGATTTTGCCATCGATACAAACTTGACAAAAAGGAAAGTGAACGAAAAGGACAGACTTATTCAGGATCACTCAAAAAGAAATCCGAATTGATTTTCTTTCCGTTCAGTTTGATTTCAAAATCCAAAGAATTATCCTTCATATACTTTATCCAACGTTGGATGGTAACATCTACATATTTAGGATCAAGTTCCACTCCACGACAATTTCTCCAAGTTTGTTCTGAAGCAATCAAAGTGGTTCCCGATCCAATGAAAACATCACCAACAACATCACGCTGTTTACTGCTGTTTTTGATTTGATAAGCGATCAATGGAATGGGCTTCATCGTTGGATGCTCCTCATTTCTCATAGGCTTGTCAAATTCAAGAACGGTGGTTTGTTTTCGATCAGAATACCAATTGTGAGCAGCTCCAGGTTTCCATCCATACAAACAAGGCTCATGCTTCCAGTGATAGTCATTTCTGCCCAAAACCATTGAGTTCTTTGCCCAAATTAGACATTGAGACAATTTCCAACCTGCTTCACGCATCGTTCTTCTAAAGTTCTCACCTTCTGTATCTGCGTGCCAAACATAGATTGCGGCACCTTCTGCTGAGTTGATAAAGCTTTCTTGATAAAAGAGATACAAAAAGGAATAAAACTCTTCAGGTGTCATTTTATCATTTTGAATTTTCAATTTTTTCTTGGTTGCGCCTTGGTAATCTACATTGTAGGGAGGATCAGTCAGCAAGAGTTGAAACTTTTCTTGAATCAATAGTTTTTTATAGGTATCAGCATCACGAGAATCTCCACAAACAATCCGGTGTATCAATTCTTTCTGTGGCGAAATCAATTCAAAAACATCGCCCAATTTTGACTTCGGTTCAACTGGAACAATCGGCTCGAAGTCTTTTTCCTCTTCATGGTCCAACAAAACATCTTCAGGAATCTCAAAGTCTAAATCCAAGCCCAATTCCTCAAAATCGAAATCAGCGAATTGTTCAAGTAGAATGTCAATATCCCATTCTCCAATCGCAATATTGGACCGCACATTGTATTCTTTCAATTCATCTTCAGTAAGTAGGCGATTTGGTACTCGAACATCAATTGTTTCATCTCCACGCCCAACCTCAAACAACACAAAAACACGTTGATGTCCTGCGATAATTGTATTGTCAAGATTGATCGCTGGGATTTCAACGAGGTTGAATTTCTCGAGACTTTCCTTCAATTTCTGAATCCTTTCAGGCGTTCTTTTTCGAGGGTTATATTCATAAGGAATCAGTTCCGACACCTTTCTTTGTTCCGTGTACCACTCAAGTGGCGCAATGATTTTCTTTGCCATAACTTTATAATTATTACCCTTGAATCAACTTCGCAATTGCCTCGAGGTCATTTTCCAACTGTTGTAATTCTTCTTTCTTTTTCAAAACATTTTGTTTCAATCGCTCAATTCGACCGGGTTCTTTTGTGTTGATGATTGTTTGTTCAGTCTTTTTGATTGTTTTTTTTCTTTTGGAAATTCGCACATAAATGTTCTGCTGAATGCGCAACAAATCCATTGGATTGAGCTGTGAATAATCGACTGAAGCTTTGAGTGGCATCACACGTCCAGTTTCTTCAAAGTGTCGGAGAATCGTCCAGCATTTATCGTTGATTTCAAAAAGAGAAAAGATTTTATATTGAATTTCAAACGCTTTTTCAGTTTCATCTTCTTCCAATTCATTTAGTTGAACTTTAAGAGAACAGGCTTGAAGAAATGAATTAATCCGTTGATGATAGATTGGGTGAAGTTCGATGGGATAAAATGAAATAGGCTTTGATTTCATCTTCTTCAGCACCGGTGATTCTTCAGGTTTTTTTATATCAACCAGTTTCTCAACTTTGATTTTTGGAGGGGTGAAAACGATGGGCTTCGGACTTTTTTGAATGGGTCTTGAAGGTGAATTGAAAGCATCCGGGTTAACGATTTTGGACAGCTCATACTTTAATTTTGAAGCCAAAGCAGCATTTTCAAGCCGACGAAATCGACGAAGTAAATTCTTATTTCGACCATGTTTCGCATAGAGTTCTACACCAATTTGATAATCACAATCTGATTTTAACCACTCCTGTATTGTCATTTTACAAAGATTTGATTTCAGAAATAGAATTTAAAGGACAAAAAAAGCCGTTCATCAACTGAACGGCTTCCCCTAACTAAAACCTTGCAAAAGCCGTTTAACTGAACAGCCCTCACTAACTAAAACTTTCTAAAACACATTACTACTTTACTTCTTTAATGCCTTTTTCAGAATCGCCACATCTTCAGGACGAGGCGCTTGAGCAATCAGTTTGTCGATTTCCTCTTTAGAAGAATCAGCAAACAATACTTCAGCTCCTTTTTTCAAACCGATATATTTGAACGAGCCTGACTTATAAAGGCTCAAGCAGTTATTTGGCACGCCAAAACGCAAGTCTATTTTTCGTCCATTTGGACGAATAAACTGCTTATGCTTTATATTTTTCAATACTTCAAAAAAGTCCTTTTCCTGAATGTTTTGATCAGGAGTTTCTTCTCTTGTTTTTTTCTCGTTTTCCATTTTAATTGAATTAAGGAGTAGGAGTAGGTTGCTCTGTAATGTTTCCGGTGTACGCGTAAACCGTAGAGTTAGAGATGATGGTGGCAGTACCGCCGTTGTCATCTTCGTTTCCTTGTCCAGTTGTCAACTCAAAGTTGTCCAAACGCGCTGGAATCAACGTTGTACCAATCAAAAACTGATTCCCATTTCGGTCCTTCACAATGAAAGTTGCAGGAATGTTTTTCATTTGCTTTTTGAAACCAAGCAATTTCGCACGGAATCCAGGCAAAAATATTGTCAATGTCGATTGATCCTTTTTGTTTCCTGGATTACCCACCAAGGCTGACGCCAATGAGTTCATGTCCACCTGACATCTCAACTTCTGAAACCCTTTACCTACAATAGGCTCAATGTCTTCTGTGATCGTTACGGACCCTTCAAACGTGGTTTCGGTTGGCATCTCCATTGACGCAATGAAGTCAGCTGGCATGTAATAGATTTCACCTTCAGCTAATCCAGCTTGAAGATCATCGTTTGGACAATTTAGAATCTCCTCGTGTTGGAAATTCTCTAAGCAATCATCTGCCATAATTATAAATTTTAAAAGATTAATAAGCCACCCCATTTTAGAGTGGCTTTGATAAATTAAGGTTCAGTAACTGTTAGAGTAGCAGTTCCTTTCACCGTACCATCAGCTAATGACGTAGCTGTCACTTCATAATCACCCGCTGGCGTTGCAGCAGTTGTAGTCACCAATCCAGTTTCAGAAATGGTCAAACCAGCCGCAGTCGCAATGCTCCATACTACATCTTGTGGTGCAGTTGGTGGCTCTACAGAGGCTGAAAAAGATTCAGCAAAACCTTGCTCTACACTTGCAGTTTCAGGATCAACGATCACATCTTCAACATCAATTACAGGAACCTCAGGTTTTTGCTGATGTGGATAGTAGATTTTCATCTGCTGGTCATCGCCTAAACCTTCTACATTGTTGGTGAAATCAGCGACAACCGTCATTTGGTTGATTAACAAGGAATAACCTTTCTCAAACTCACCAAACACTTTCACCTTGTAATCCTGAACTTGAATGTCAGTCACGGTTCCGGGGTTTTCGATTTCGTCCACCAAGTTCAACATGTTGCCATCTACTGTTGCAAACATCACATCGTCATCCATGTCGTCCCAACCGACCAAAGTTCGTTTTCTTAATGGAGAACGAGTTTTGTCGCTGTCTCTGAAAGATGGATAAGCACCATACTCGTTGAAATACGCCGTTTCGTACATTTCAAGAATGTTCGTTGATAGGTGGATTTCCTTGATTTTTGTTTTCAAAAGTTTCGGAAGTTTTCGCTCGAAATTTCTGATCACATCGATCACGTTGTTTTCATTGATTGTCGCAGAAGGAATCTTGTAACAAGGGTTCACCGTGTTGCCAAGAATGCCTTTGATGATGGTGTTCCATCCATCCAATGAAAAACCAAAATGACCATGCGCAAACGCATTGTTTCTTTCTCCCAAAATGGAAAGCAATGCCAAGTCATCGGTCGCTTGGGTCATGATCCATTCCAAGATTTTTTTCGCAATGGTTTTGTTGGTTGGCTTTTCTTTCTCATCATACCAATCGGCTAAAAAAGTACCTAATACTTCTGCTGGAACAAATCCAAAGTTGATTTTCTGACGATATGAAGCGTGCTCTTTGTCTTTGACGATGAGCGTTCCCAATTCTTTCCATTCGGGTTCAAATCCTTGAACGACATGTGTCATCAATGAGTGCAAGGTTTGATATCTACCTTTGATTTTGGTTACTTTTTTACAGTAACTGTCGATTTCTACTTTCGTAGCTCGAGCAAAGTCAGCTTTGACAACATTTCTGTCCTGAACTACATAACGCTGCATTTCAGCAGCCAATAAACCTATTTCTATAGACATAATTCCAATTAATTAAAGTATGAATCGAAGATTGAAGTTGACTCAGCTTCAGGCGCGTTTGCATCTGCATCTGAGTGAACATTGGTTGGTGCAGCACCATCTTTTCCACCGTACTCAACCACTTTTTCTGACAATAAAGCAATGTTCTCAGCCGTGGTGGTTTTCTTTTCAGCAGTCAATCCTGCAGTTGCAATCGCTGTATCAACAGCGGCATTGAGGTCTGTTACCTTTTGCTTTTCAGCAGTGGTTTCTGACTTGCTTGTTTCCAACTCAGTTTTCAATTCAGAAATTTGAGTTTTCAAAGCTTCATCAGGAGTTTTCGCGTTCAACGCGTCTTCAATTTTTTGAAGCTGATCGATGTTTAAACTCACAGTTTCTTCAGCTGAAAAAATGTTTGCCTTTTTGGCATCTACTTTTTCAACACCCAAAACTGCAGCCAAGGCGACCAGCGTTACTGTTTGTTGTGACATATCCGGATTATTTAATTGATTTGAATTACTTGATTGATTGGCCATTTCAATGACTTTAGAAACAGCATTTTCGAGCGTTCCAATTTCATCGATCAGTCCTAATTTTAGAGATTCTTCAGCGCCCCAGGTTCCACCTTTAAAAACTTTCTCATCCAACTGTGGACGAGCTTTTTTCATATCAGTTTGAAAGGTTTTCACCAATGGGTCCAGCACGTTTTTAATATAAGGTTCGTAGTTACCTTTCATCGCTTCACGCCACTCCGAATTCTTCTCAGTAGATTCTGTTGCATAGAATTCATGCACTTTTCCTCCCAATTTTTCAATGATACCTGTGAAATCTACCATTGAGCTATACGCACCAATGGAACCGATATTTTCTGATCTTGAATTAGCAATGATTGAAGAAGAAGCGGCGCCGATGTAATAGGCAGCTGAACAAAGCAAACCATCTGTATAAGTGACGATTGGTTTGGAATAATTTTGGATGAAATCGTAAAACTCAGCTGTTCCATAAGATTGACCACCGCCACTATCAATGTCCAATACAACGCCCAACACATTTGGATCACTTGCAAAACTGGATAAAATTCGCTGATAACTTTTAGAACCTAAATAACCATAGTAGCTGTATTTAATTATTGGCTGCTTTATGGTTACAATAGCCACATATTTTTCTGAATCACTTTCACCAACAGACAAATTGTGCTGAGCCTTATCCATCAACTCAGCTTCAGAATGCTGATTTTGGATAGAGTTTCCAGTCATAATTTGATACAACAATGGCGCAAAGGATTGACCGTATTGCGTATCGATGTAAAAATTCGATGAAAATATATTTTGTAAGCTATTTTGGTTCGCCATAAGCATTTGTGAAAAAAGTTTTATACCTGAATCACAAAGATTTGAATTTATGAAGTTGTTCTAAAGGACGAGATAATTTGACGAGAAGCGGGGTAATAGCAATTTCCTGAGACGGTTACTTTGAATCCTGTTTCGTTTTCGATAAATGAAAATTCCAAAGGTTGGTTTTTATTTCCTAATTGATATCTATAAGTTGAAGTACCTATTACTATAACTACTTTCTCATTCGTGAAGAAATTTAAGCGCGTGAAATTCGTCTTATTATTATCAACAATTTCAAAGTTAGAGCTAAAACTCCAGTACGATCCTGACTTCGATTTGTTCAACTTGTTACTTAAAGAAGCGTCTGATGGTAGGATTCGCACTTTGAGTGCCTTTCCTTTTAAAATCAAATCGCTTTCTGAAGGTATGATGTTTTTTAATTGATTTTTTACGCTTAAATCGCTGAAAGGTAGCGAGATAATTATATTATCAATCTTTTTTTCAATGTCGGTTGGGAAGTTATAAATCATGATTTACGGGCTTTTTTGAGAGGACACATACCGTTAAAACTTTTTATATCCTTTTCTGTTAACATATTACTTTGATATTCAGTTATTTGCAGTTCGTCAAACGGACACTTTCAACATTTCGGGCTCAAATTGATTCAAAACGGTGATTAAATTGGGCGAGTCAGCCGATTTTTTGCGTCTTAGATCGCGGCAAAGCGTCTCAGGATTGATGTCATCGACTGTAATTCCGAAAACTTCGCAGAAATTAATAACCGACTTTTTGATTTCATAACCAAAACACTTATTACTCATCACAGCGTGTGAAAAAACGATATCACGAAAATACAAGTCCAGGACCTTTCCGATCATCTTTCGTTGTTCATAATCAATGCTGAATCCTTTTTTTGTGAAGTAGTTAAGTGAAATGGATACCTGGAAGAAACTTTTCGGCGATGGAAGATCGACTGATGGATCAAGAGTCGAATTGGTTTTAGAGAGCATCGATAAGATCATGATTCCTATTTGATCGTTTTTTGACAACTGGTACACATCGCCAAAGGTTGCTGTCATGAACTTATGCACGTGAGGTGCTACCGGAATAGAGATAATGTCAAAGTTTTTATTCATGAGTGTTAAGTTTACCCAAAAGTATGAATTTTTCATACAATTTCACAATTTAGAAGTTTATTAAGTGTCTGAGTGTTTTCAAACAATTCGTAAAACCCCTCAAAATTCTGTAAGACTGTAAGGGCGTTGTATTGGTTTGATTATCAACACTTTCAATGAAAATATACTTTGTAAGACAGAGAATTGCAAATTGTAAGGAATCTTACTTATTATTTTCCTTACAGTTTTTTCTGTAAGAGTTTACAAATAGTAAAACAATAAAGTAAGTTGTAATCGGCTGAAACAAAAAGCGTTAAATGTATCCTTACACTCTTACAGATATTTTCTGATATTCAAATACTGTGGGGTTGCAAGGGGTTTGGGATTGCAAGGGGTTGGGTTTAGAGCAAAAAAAAAGACAGTACATACCGTCTTTTTAGCTTTTAGTTTAACTTACCTCATTGGAGGTGTTTGAGGAAGTTTATGAGCACGTTCAATTCTCGGAGCGTTAATGCGGTTTCCGGGAGCCAATCTACACCATTGAGCGAACGAATCACGTATTTGTCGTTGATGATAATGCAATCACGGCTCAGCTGGATGACTTCTATGGATGTTAGGTTTGTCATTTGTTCAATGTTTAAATCCTGGGTAATGGATTGTCATTCATAGTTGCGTATATCCGGGTGTTAACCACAAGCTTAAAAAAAATTGAAATCAAATTAAAATAAGATTTTTTTTGTTACTTTGTGGATCTGATATAAAAAGAGATAATGAAAAAAAATAAATTAATAGCACCTTTTCTAAAATGGGTTGGCGGAAAAAGACAACTAATGCCTGCTATTAAAGAACTTATCCCCAAAAAAATATACAAATTATTATGAGCCCTTTATAGGTGGTGGAGCAGTTTTATTTGAGCTTCAACCTAAAAAAGCGGTAATAAATGATTTTAATGAAGAGTTAATTAATGTTTATCAAACAATAAAAGAAAACCCTGAGGAATTAATACTTGATCTGAAAACTCACAAAAACGAATCTGACTATTTTTATGATTTGAGAGCTTTAGATCGAGAGGATAATTTTGAGAATCTGTCTAATATAAAAAAAGCTTCACGAGTGATCTATTTAAACAAAACTTGTTATAATGGACTTTATCGTGTAAATAACTCAGGAGAGTTTAATTCACCATTCGGTAGATACAAAAATCCAAATATTGTAAATGAAACTACAATAAGAGCTGTAAGTAAATATTTAAACACAAACAAAATTACCATTCTCAATGGAGATTTTGAAGAAGCACTAAACGGGATTAAAAAAGGATCTTTTGTGTATTTTGATCCACCTTATCATCCCGTTTCAGCAAGTTCAAACTTTACAGGTTATGTTCAAGGCGGATTTGATATGTATGAGCAAGTTAGGTTGAGAGATTTGTGCAATAAATTAAATGAAAAAGGAGTTAATTTTTTGCTTTCAAATTCAGCTACACAATTCATAGAAGATTTATATAAAGACTATAAAATAAGTTATGTGAAAGCAAATCGTTCTATTAATTCAAATGCAAAAAAACGAGGAGAAATAGACGAAGTTTTAATCCGTAACTATGAGTAATTCTAAAAATGACATCGCTTGGAACAAGCTATTTGAAAAATACAAGATTTCCGAAAAAGTAAACGCAAAAGGCTTTTATGAAATTAAAGCATCAGCAATAAATGAGTTTAGAGAAGCTCGTTTAATGACGAAATTTGACTTTAAATCTCAATTACCAGAAATATTTTCTAACAATAACTTTTCTATACTTCCAATTTCAAGAGGCAGTTATGTAATTTCAGATTTTGACACATTTAAAGACTTTGAAAACAATGATACTGAAATAACTAAAATTGACTTTCCTAATTATTTAGAAAGTATCGACTTCAACAATATCACAAGCGAATCTACTGCATTAAATTGTGCCTATGTTTCAGGTATAATTGGCGATTTTGTTCAAGATGAAGAGTTGAAACCTACTGTTAGTGGTAGAATGAGTTCCTTATCATTTGACTTTAACATTAATTCAAAAAAATCACTTTTAAACATTAATGTAAATAATTCACAAATCGAAATTGACGGCGGTTACGAAGGCATAGAATCTTTAAACTTAATTGAAGCTAAAAATTCAATTTCAAAGGACTTTTTAATACGCCAAGTTTTCTATCCATATAAATTATGGGAGAATAAGGTATCTAAAAAAGTTAGACCTTTATTTTTAACATATTCAAATGGAATTTTTCATTTTAAAGAATATGTATTTGAAGATCCAACACATTACAATTCCATAAAATTAATTCGTGAAAAGAAATATGCAATTAGAGATGGTGCAATAAATTTAGAATTTATACAAAAGACTTTAAATCAAGTAAAAATTGTAAAAGAACCTGCAATCCCTTTTCCACAAGCCGACTCTTTTGAAAGAGTAATAAACTTATGCGAGTTATTAAATGAAAATAAAATCTTAAATCGAGAGTATATAACTGACAATTACGACTTTAATGTTAGACAAACCAATTATTATACTGATGCAGGAAGATATTTAGATCTAATTGACAAAAAGCAGGAGAACGGTGAAATTATTTACTTCTTAACTGAAAATGGGCAAAAACTTTTCAATTTGTCTATAATCGACAGACAACAAAAATTTATTGAATTAATTCTTTCACATTTAGTGTTTAATAAAGCTCTAAGTTTCTATTTCAAAAAGGGCGAATCACCAAATAAAGATGAAATAGTTGAAATAATGAAAGAATCTGACTTATACAATGTTAATTCTGAATCTACATTTAAAAGACGTTCATCGACAATTTCGAGTTGGTTAAATTGGATTTTAGATCAAGTTGAAGAATAAAGCCAGTGGTTAACATTGTATAAGCGTAATGCGGGATTTAATTCTAAATTGAAAGTTTCGGCACGTAATAAAATTTTGAGCAATATGAAAAACTCGTCTTCGAAAACCCGCACTACGCTTATACTTGCCCGTTATAGGCAATGGCTTCTAAACGCTTTTTTCACCCTCAACAGTAATAGTTGTATAAGAAGGCTCTCGCTGGTCACCATCATATTTATAAACAGATATTCTTGCTCCCTGTAATTTTAGGTTATACTTTTCAGCTATTAGTGCTAATAAGTCTTTTTCACTTAGTTCGATTTTTGTAATAATTTTTGCCATTTTCTTTAAGTTTTGTAACCGCCACTGCATATAACAAGCAGTTTGGCAAAATTGCCGTGTAGCGGTTCGGTTAATAGTTAAGTTTTCAATTCGGCAACTTCACCAAGCTGCCCTAACGTTGGCAGCAATTAAAGCCGACAACACTTAATGCGAATATCTGTCACTGTCCCTTCTGTCATGTGTTTAACTACTTCTACTTTTCCGAATTTCCCCTCAAAGTGAACTACATCTTCTTTCTGTGGAATTGGTAAGTGTTTTGGGTAATCAAATAAGCCTGGCATGTCGGCAAATTCGATAGTGATAAATACTTTTTTTGAATTGAACATGGTTTTAAAATTAACTGCTGCCAATTGACAAAAATGTTCGGGGTGTTCTTCATTACTTTCTAAATCTTTTGTCATTTTGATTAAGTTTTTATTCTTACCTCTAAAAATCGCTAACAATCGAGTCCAACCACTAACTTTAGTTTGTCGCACGTCCTGGTCGTTTTTAGCAATGTCTATTGCTTTAATTGTATCAGCAACTAATTCTCTGCCTTTATCTGAAAGTGAATCGTATAACTTCCAACCAAGTTGGTCGTGTAGTATCTTTAAAACTTCTTCGTAATGTTTCATGATTTGGCTTTTAATAGTCTTTCTAATTCCATTAAGCAATCGTTGTCGTTCTGATTAGGAGTGTTATTTTTCTTATTTAAATAAATTATTATTTTCAATTCTGAAATGATGTATTTTAAATGAGGGACCGTAAATTTATCGTCATCATACTCAGGCTCATATTGATCAACAATTGCTTTTATTTTCTCTGTAGATTCTGCAATCAACATTATGTTCTGAAGGAACTGTTTTGCTTTTTTCATAATTAAAAATGGTTTTTATTAGACTTTACGATGAACCAAAGCATTGTCACGATGAATAATGCGATGAGTATGATGATGAGTAGTTTCATGTTATTGCTTCTTTGTTGATTAATTTCTCAAGCTTCATGAATTGCTCAAAACTTAAATGCGATAAGCATTCTTCATCTGCATTAAGATGTATGTCTACGTTTTTATGCGAATCGCATACTGTTACTTCTAAGAAACCTTTTTCATAAACAGTGTAAGACAAGTATTGCCCAATGTTTTCTTCATGCTCATATTTGAATTCAAATCCTGCCTGAAGTAATTTGTTGTGTAAGTTTTTAGTGTAGTTCATAGCTTTAGTTTAAAATTGAAGTTAAAATTGAGTACCCAAACTCATTAACCAGCTTCTTGCCCATGTTTGATTGAGGCGTTTTTTTGAAACATCGCTGGATTGGGTCAAGCAATTGCGAATCATATGGGTGCTTTTGCTTGATGCGATAATGCAAGTTGTAACGAGCCTTGTCTTTTTGTTTTTTGGTTTTAGTTAATCGTGACATAATTATTCTGTTTTAGTTGTTTTTCGTGTAAAATGCTGGACCAATTTCAGTTGAACTTCTTTCATCTTTTTTGCAAATTGAGTTTCTTTTCCGAGCTGCGTTGAACATTCATTCTTATTAAAAAAATGCCCGGTTCGTTTGATTTTCCCAGGTCTTTTTTTAGACCGAATGAAGTCCCAAGGAATCACCACAATTTCCCACTTTTGCGCATAGCTAATGAATTCGGGAACGACTATGTAGCCATTGTCTTTGATGATTTTCACCATCTTATTCACGTCCATATTGTTAGAAATCGAGCCCATCTAAATCGTCTTTTAGTTCAATGTTTTGGTCTTCATTTTCACTCCCTTCTTGAGTTTCTTTTAGCAAGTAGTGGAACTGCACGGTTTTGTTTTCCAGTGGCACCCATCGCGTGATTCGGCCATCTTTTGTATTGCATTTCTCAGCTGGATCCAAAACCACTTCGTTGTAAGTACACCAATGCTCCATCTTCTTTGTGAAGTTGTTGATGGTGATGCTGGAAAGTGATTTCTCACTGCTTTTCAAGTCTTCATACGCTTCACGTTTGTTGATTAAATTCTCTGAGTTCAATGAAGTGTTAAGGTATTGCGTCAAGTAATAATCAGCCCAGTTTTGGAAGGCAGCTCCCATCTGAGTCAAGCTGTTTCTTTTGATTACGTTACCTTGCGGCGCGGATAGCTTTTCATTGGTTTTTAGGAAGAATTTCAGTGCTTGAGCTGCGAAATTGAAAAAGCGGTTGTACTCAGCCGAATCCCAATCATTGAAAAACATGTGGCCAAAATCATCCATGGGCGTACGGCGCTCCATGTCTTTGCTCTCAGCGTGATAATAATTCGAAAACACTCCGATCAACAATCGATCGTGCGTTGAGGATGAAGCATCACCAATCGCATAGTTCGTTGAAACGGCCATTTTTGGCGATTCTGAAAAAGGGATGACGAACTCTTTGTTATTTTTTGGATTCACGCCAAAATCACCGGTGATCCTGGTGTAGATGTTTCCAACATTGAAATATTTGTCAGCGTCATCGAACAACAGATAATCCGTGTATTTTGTCACTCGTGCGTACAAAAATTGGTTGTCAAACAATTTCTTATCACGCGCGCCCAATACTTCTGTATCCATGAAAACGCGCATAGAGTTTGAAAATAGAGACTTCCCAGTTCGTCCATGCGATTCGCTGTCATCAACGATTTCGTTGTCCATCAACCACACCAACCAAGATTTGTTGGGGTTTTTGTACCGGTGCATCAAATATCCGAAAACATAGATTTTATTGATCAAGTGCAGTTTTTGTTCGTGGATTTCATCTTCAGTCAAAAATTTACTTTCAATATTGAATCGATTTTCATTCCAGTACTTTTCTTTTTCCTCATCAGAAAGCGGTGCCAACGCATAGTTTTCTTTTTCCCAAAAAACACGTGAAGTGTTGATCAGGTAATTGATGAATTCACACTGATCAGTCAGTAATTTGATGTTGAAATCGCCTTCATTGTCACGATAAATGTGAAAGTAATCAGAATCGATGCTGATGTGTCTTGAATCGAATTTTATGCTGTACGTTTTCTCAACTTTATTCTCAATAATATCTTTTTCCCATACGTTTTTAGTGGCTTTGCTCACATCTTCAGAAACAATTCCTTTGGCGGTAATTCTCCAAATTTCATTTCTAAAAAATAACAATTGACTATTTCTGTCAAAATCGGTGAAGTCAGGCGAAATAGACGGTAAATTGACCAATGAACTCTCTGACATTTTGTTGGAATTGTACACCATGTTTCGAAGTCCATTCGGAATGATGGTTTCGCCTAAACTCCTTTGCTTTTCTTCCAAAAAAGAGTTCACATAGTCTTTCACTTGAAGGTAGTTGACCTTTGTGATCAGGTGGTCTGTCTTTTTGATGAAAATATAGTCCTCTTCATTCTCAGGATTTTCCATTCGGTAAAAGCCCGACAATGAAAGAAAGTAATACGCATTTACGTTGTGAAACTCATACGAAATACTTGTTTTCGAATACTTCACATCCCAAAACTGACAGCGTTTCGCGTTGTCCAGCAACAGTTGAACTTCTCTTTTTAGCTTCCAGCTGTTGTGACGAAATTGATTAATAAAATCCAAGAAATCTTTTTTTGAAGCGCCACGAAAATCACGTGAACGCGTCAAAGATTCGGGCAACCAAGCTGTATAAATATCTAAATACTCCATCGCCAAATTCACACCTTGAGTTCGCCCGGTTTGGTCGATGTCTGGAATATTGACGATTTTCTGAGCCATGCTCATCAAATTCTTATAAAGCCCAGGCGTGAAAGTTGCAGTTTCGGAATTCATCCAAATAACAAACTCACCTGCTCCAGCTGCGTTCAATCCATCGCGGTCTCCAGCTGCCAAAATGATGCGTGGAATTTTGCCATCGTCTTTCTTTTTTGTGTCCTCTTCTTCATCGAAATTCTCCAACAATTCAGCTTGTTTTTTGGCGAATTCTTTTTTGATGAATTCCATTCCGAAAACAAAGTCAGAAGGCCGTCCACCCACATAGAAGAACCGAAAGGCTTTGTCTTCAGATTTTGGTTGCAGTACTTTGATCCATTCTTTACCATCCTTGTCTTGGTTGACAAATGCGAAAATTGGAAAGCTTTCCGTGCTGGAAATCTGAACGATTTCATTGTCTTTCTTTTTGGCATAAAATTGAACTGAAAACAACTTGTATTTAGCACAAACTTCCTGCGTAACCAATGGACCCAAAATATCCAATTCATCCTGTGTGAATTCAGTTTTGAACTGAAAATAATGTCCACTTTCTGTGAACTGATCCAAATAATCAACCTCAGTCGGTTTCATTTTTCGAATCTCAGGACGAAGCGTTGTTTTTTGATCCAACAAATTGAACTGACGTCCCAGCTGTGTCATCGCTTCTTTGTAGGCCATCCCTTCTTCCTTTGCGAATACTGCAATGGCATTCATGGGCTTGGAATCAGCGCCAAAATCTGTCACGACATACACACCACCATCAACCCTTTTCAATGAAGTAGAAGCCGTTCTTTCGTCACGGATTTTGAAGTTCTTTCCTTCACGTGCGTTCGGGTAATAATTAAGGATGATGTCCAAACCGCCGTTGGTAGCATCGAGTATTTTATTTTGCAAATCGTTGATCATTGAGCTGAATTAAGAAATTGTTTTAATTCTTTCTCTTCAGACAGTGTTAGTTCTTCGAGCGATCTCCATTTACCGTCAATATCCTTGTAACACGTTTTACCGTTCACTTTTATTTCCTCATCTGATATTTTTTCTATATTCATTTTAAGCGGTTTTAAGTTTTATTAAATACATGAGTTCTTTAGACAACTAATTTTAGTTCAGTTCCCACGCGTCGAGTGGGGCGGCGGTATCTATACAATGTTTCAAAAGAAAAGGCTGAAGGCAGAATAATCAGGACAAACAAGCCTACAATTGCATTCTTTTTCAATTCAGAAAGACTCATTTTCTCATTAAATTTTCGAGTCCAATACCACGCGGTCAGCTCGGTTGCTTTGTTGATCTGCAGTTTCTCAAAGATGTTGGCTTTGTGGTTGATAACTGTACGGGTGGACACGTGTAACGCATCAGCTGCTTCCTTGTCTGAAAACCCTACGGCAATCAGCTTAGTGATTCTTTCTTCTTGATTAGTCAGCATCTTCCCAAATGTTTTCTGTTACACCATATTTTTCAAAAACAGCTTCCACAGCTTCCTTCTCAGCGGTATTAAACCGCTTTCTATTAAAAAGGCCATGCTTTAATTTTAAATTTAATAATGTTAAAATTTCAGCTTCAGCTGACCTTTCATTCTCAATCCCAGAAATCAGGCGAAATGCATCTTTTTTTAATTTGACATTGGGTTTTTCTAAAATGTTCATTTTGGTAGTTTTTTACTATTTTTGTTGATTACACGTTTCTGTAATTTCGCACAGCATCATGTAATAGTTTACAAACATATAGAGAAATTCTCTAATATCCTCATTTTGGATAGAGAAAAACTCTAAAATATTTTCAATTCATTGATTATGAGCGTAAAGGATAGGTTAAAAGAGTTTGTTAGATCAATGAATTTAACAATAAGAGACTTTGAAATAAGTATAAACGCATCCAATGGGTATGTTAATAGCATTTCAAAAGGCATTGGAGCGGATAAATTAGAAATGATATTAGAGAAATACCCTAATTTGAATACTGAATGGCTTCTAACTGGAGTAGGAAATCCGCTAAAAGAAGATGTTTCAGAATCTGAATACATGAAAGAAGTAACCTCGCGTTTTTTTGAAGTTTTTGAGCATTTGAAGAAAACCAAACAAATAAAGACTCAAGATGATTTAGCGAAAATTTTGAAGACAAATAAACAAGCCATCAGTGATTTGAAAGCACACCGCAAAAAATTGTCGATTGAAAATTTATTTGATTTGAAAAAGTCATACGAATCTATAAGCTTGGATTTTATCATTCTGGGAAAAGGCTCGATAGAAGTAGATTCATTTACAACCAGCGAAAAAGATTCTCATCTTATGAAGTTGCAAAAAGCTCGTATTGAAGAAATGGAGCAGGCTAATATGCTATTAAAAAAAGAACTGGAACTTAAGAGTCATTCTAACTATAAGCAAGCAGCTGAGCCCTCGCAGAAATTAAAGAAGAAATAAAAATTCAAAGCAGTTCACGCATCTTTTTCCAGCACTTGCCCCGGGTCATATTTGGGTCATATCCAAGAAAAATAATCAAATATCAAAAAAGCATACAACTCAAAATCAATTACTTAAAATTAATTAAAATGCTATTTCAATGTACGATAAATCCTGTTCTCGCTACTAA